TTAAAGTTGCGTTAGAGAATGATGAACCTGTATCTAATAAAATACTGAAAACTAAAAATATTTACGATCTAATAAAAAGTTTTGAGAGTAGAATTACCCAATCAGGTAAAAATCTTAAACGTAAGTTTATGAAATTGTATAGTATTAAAAGATAATAATTACGTCCTTTAGACGATCCTGAACCATAAATGGTTTATCTTTTGTTTGATCAAAAACATCGTGGAAAAACTCATAATCGGCAAATCTATCATTAAAAGATGTAAGATCCATATCAAACACATCTAAAATTAAACTCTCAATTTTATCTTTGTTGATGTGTGAATCACAGGATACTTTAATTTTACGATCCTCATCCTCATTTTCCTCAGTGGTATAATAGAAATAAACTTGATCTACGTTGAGTAATGAATACATATGGTTAAACATATAGTGTGAGTAATAAACTATTGATCTACCACACCCTAAACTATGTCCGTAAGGGAATTCGGAGTTACAGGTTAACTCAGAGGTAGGTTCCTCTTCAATAACATATAAGTCTTTATTAACTGACACCCATTTATTATCAAAATCTTTAATCTCTTGATCATATTTTATAATATCAATTACGTTTAGATTTTTTCTATTAACTTCGGTTAATACATCGTCAAACCAATTTGAGAATTCATATTTAATCTCATTTAAATCTAAAACATCTTTACTTGTGGTTATACCATTAACCACAATAAATGTTTCACAATCTGTTACTTGGATTATTGTATTATCTTTCTTGTTGAATTTTGACAGGATGTAGTCGGCGAAAAGATTTACGAAATATCTTCGTGTGTTTTTTTCTAATTTTCTCATACTCTATTTTTTATAATGAATATGATTTTTATTTAGAAGTATAAATAGTTAGATGTAATCTGTTATAATTTCATTAAAATATTTTTTCGTTAAACTCCAATCGGCATAATCAGGAATTCTAAAATCAATACAATCTACTTCGTCCTGATATGTTAATTCTTTCATAAGATCCGTATAAGACCCAAAATATTCTAAAAATGAATCACTATAAACACCACCTTTTCTATTCTCTAAAAATTTCTTTATATCGTTAGGGAAGTTTCTTATTTTAATATAATCAATATACATGGTTACATTATTACCATATTTTTTAACTTCTTTTGAAACAGTATCAAACTTACCTTCAAAAAACTCATCAAGACCATTCATTACCAAATCATATATTTCTGATTCATATGAGTCACTTTCGGCGTTTGAATATGTGTTTGCAATGTCGCCACCTAAATCAGATAATTCATCCTTAAATAATTCTTTCATTGCGTCATTATTTTTAACTAAATCGGCTAAATCTTCTGATGTAATCATAAATGAACCTGGTGTTCCCTGTTCTTCCGATAAAAAATCAAAAAAGTCGCTATCGTAATCCTCCAAATCCATCGGTTTATTACCAATTTCTTTATAAATGTAATTTTTTAAACGATCAATGTTGGCGTCGTCTAATTCATCAAGAACTTCATATGGTTTAATTGAGTCGTTGCTATACCAATCAAAAGGATCTTCAGAAAAAACTTTTTTGGCAACATCTTCTGGTGAAGTATCTCTACTATTACTACAGAAAAAATTGGATAATTCTTCCCTATCTGTTAAATATAAATAAAAACCATCATCTCTAATCTCAATGTCGGTTAAAAGATCATTAGTGATAAATTTAATTGTATCTTCATAGTTATATTCTAAACCATGTAATAGGTAATAATTTTTAAACTCATCTGGAACCGAGTCATAGTGTAAATAATTTAAAAGACCATTATCCGATAAATACCCAAAAAGTTCCTCATCAAATTCATCTGAAGGTATTGCACTTAATTCAATCTCATCTAACACATTGTATTTTTTAAGGAAATTGAAAAAATTAAGTATCGTATTGAAGTACGGTTCAATTTCATCATCATATTCTTCGTTATTAAATAATTGGACTAAATTTTTTGCTCTTTCTAAACTCATATCGTATAAATATCTAATAAACAAAAAAGGTGTCCTATATAGAACACCTTCAAAGTTTTTTAACACAACAATATTATTTTCTATAATATTTTTGAACGATCTTCTTCACTGACTCCTGCACGTTTGATCCATTTGCTGGTTGCTGAGGTTGTGCTTGAGTTTGTGGTTGTTGAGGTTGTTCTGCTTGTTGGTTCTGTTTGTTCTTACATCCGCATCCCATAATTCTTTTATTTACTTGGTTTATTTGTCTATAAATATCTTGTAAATAAGATTACTTCAACTTTTTGAAATGTCAATTATTAATTATTACGATATTTATAACATATGTCAATAAAAACATTCCTTAGAAATTACCTATTAGAACAAGATGAGAATCTTGTTAGTGTTACCCCTGAACAATATATTGAAACATTAGAGAATGTTGGTGGTATTGCTGACAGGATTGCAAAACTAAAGCCATATAGAGGTAAAGGTATTGTAATCAATGGGGATTTAGATGTAAGAAAATTTAGAACCATTGGTCCATTAACTGGTGTTGTTAGGGTAATGGGTAGGTTGGACATATCAAACACAAACGTATCTAATTTAAATGGGATTAAGGTTGATGGATATGTTAGTGATTACGGTTCAACAATGTATATGAACAAACTTAGAGAAAAAAGAAATTACAAACTTTCTCAATTGTCTCAATACAGAGAAGATGATGAGTGGAATGTTGAAAATAAAGAAGATGAATCTGAAAGAACTGAGGCTCTTTATGATTATTTAATTGAAGAAGGGATACCTGATAGAATTGAATACGAAGATGGTAGGGAGGATGAAGAAGATAAATATTTTATTTATCCTAATGGTCGTGGAAATTATGGTATTGGAAAACAATACGAATGGTTAGGTGGGGAAACTTTAATACCTACCACATATGATGTTTATACTCAAGATGAGTTGGATGTTGCAGCAAAACGACATGTTGAACAATCGGTTGACGATATGGGTTATGATGCATTTGCAATTTGGGTATGGGATCAGGCGATAGACAGAGACCAATGGGAAAGATGGTTAACGGATTTTTATGGTGATATGATTAGAGACGAACCTGAAAGTTACGACATACCACTTGAATTATCCGATAATCAGCAAAAACAAGTTGATCAAATGAACAATGTGATTGAGGGTTTAACCAAAAAATTAGAAGATGTTAATTTATCTGCCGAAGAAACAAATAAAATCGAAACTAAAATTTACGGATTAAGAGATACTATTAGTGACATTATAGACGATCCACAAGGTGATGATTATGATGAAAGTGCAATTGAACAAGAAATAGATGACAGAGTTAGTGAATACGTGGATGATCTTGATGATTTTGTTAAACACTTTGGTTATGATAGTGATTTTATAATGGATTTTATTGATATAGGAACACTAACGGACATTATAGTAAATAGTGATGGTTATGGTCCGCTATTAAACTCATACGATGGTGAAATGTTTGAAGCAAGGATAAATGGGGATTGGTATTTTGTAATGAGAGTAGATTAGGTCTTTATTTGTTATCGTCTTAACATTATATTTATAATTATAATGGCAAAAAGACGAAAAAAATTTGAATTTTTAATGAACACAGATTGGATGTTTGAAAGACCAATTGATCGTGAACACAAGGAATATAAATTATTGTCCTATTTTCAAAAAATGGGAGAAAAATTAGATAATCTTGAGTTATATCCTGGTTTTATTGAGTTATCATTACATTTAATGAACGTTCAAGGACTCATTAAAGACAAAAAAATTGTTTATACCGATAAAAAATTCATAGGAATTGATGACGAATTATTAGTTAAAGATCTGAAGGCAAAACAATTACCTGACATGACGGATGATGAGATGAAGGAGTTCATTGAAATCTTAACTTTCTCAGCACCAAGAATATTTGAATACTTCAACATTGCAAAATCAGTTTGGACAGTAGTTTTTGATTCTGTTGACATGAAAATTAAAAAGAATCAGAAGAATGTTTTATTTCCAAAAGGTTTCTTTTATTATGTTGACGACAAGACAAAAAAATATTATGTGTGGCAATACATAATCAAAAAAGAAACCAAACAAAATCCAGAAAAAATGTCTAACATCACTTTAATCTATAATGATTTAATAAATGATTTGACCTTAACAAAAATTATATCTAACTTTTCTACGTTTGATGTTTCAGATATAAAAGTATCACCGGTGTTTCACATGACATCGTCAGGTGAGTTCCCATTAGATGAAACATTATATCCAATGTTTAAACGACGAGTTGCAGCATATATCAACCAAACAAAAGTTTTGGAACAATATAAAGAGAACAAAGAAAACTTGAAAATAGAAAAAGAATAAAAATGGGGTTTAACAAGAGATTTTTAAAAAAAGAAAACATCCTCAATCATCTTGAAAACATAATGAATTACCTTGACGCCGACGCTGTTATGTGTACGGACGAATTTTCACGCAACGTATATCGTATGTATAGTCAAGGAAAATCAAAAGAACAAATAATCCAATATATAATAGAAAACAAATGAAAGTTCGGTTAGAATATGTGTGGCTTGATGGATATAAGCCTGAGCCAAATCTTAGAAGCAAAGTAAAAATTGTTAACGCAGAAACAATAGGAGCGTCAATTGAAAGTTTCCCAATGTGGAATTTTGACGGATCATCAACAAATCAGGCAGAGACTGGTAATTCAGATCGTCTATTAAAACCGGTTAGAACTTATATGTCTGATAAATTTCCTTTAGACACAATATATGTTTTATGTGAAGTATTAAATCCTGATGGAACACCACATGAATCAAATAAAAGATCCCAAATTGGTGAAGGGTTTGAGGACTTGTGGTTTGGATTTGAACAAGAATACTTTATTTATGATAGAAAAAACAAATGTATTTTAGGTCATAATGAAAACAACTTGGAACCACAAGGTAAATACTATTGTGGTATTGGTGAATATGTTGCTGGAAGAGATTTTGTTGAAGAACATATGAATATGTGTTTGAACTATGGAATTGATATTACCGGAATCAACGCTGAGGTTGCATTAGGTCAATGGGAATACCAAGTATTCTCACAAGGTAAATTAAAAGGTGGTGATGACCTTTGGATAACAAGATACTTTTTACATAAAATCTCTGAAAAATATGGATACCGAATTGAACTTCACCCAAAACCATTAACTCACGGTGAATGGAACGGATCAGGACTACACACAAACTTCTCAACAGATACGATGAGAGATAATGGTGGACATGAGTACTTCACATCACTATTCAACGCACTTGAATCAAGACATGAGGACCACATTAAAGCTTATGGATCAGAGAATCATTTAAGACTTACGGGGAACTTTGAAACACAATCAATAGATAAGTTTAGTTGGGGTGTATCAGATCGTGGGGCATCAATCCGTGTTCCTCAAGATACCGCAAAAGATTGGAAAGGTTATGTTGAAGACCGTAGACCAGGATCAAATGCTGACCCATATAAAATCATTAAAGAAATTGTAAAATCTTTAATTATGACAGAACAAATCTACGAAATGAAAGGTATGATGACTTCATTTGTTGATATGGATGGTCTTAGTGGTAAATATGGAACTATGTCAAATGATGAATTATTAAAAGAATATCGTGAAGAAGAATTGGTTTCAGATCTTGAACCACAAGCCCAATCAGACTTAATCTCGGAACTTAGAAAATCAATGCAAAATGGAAAATAAAGAACAAGTAAATCACCCCGAACATTACGGTGGTGAAAATAACCCTTACGAAGCAATCAAGGTAATTGATGCTTGGGATTTAGGATTCTCTTTGGGTAATACGGTAAAGTATATCTCAAGAGCGGGAAAGAAAGATTCTGATAAAGAACTACAGGATTTAAAGAAAGCGATGTGGTATCTTCAACATCATATTGATAATTTGGAAAAAAATAACTAAAATGAATTGGGACCCGAATGACTGGCAAGGTAGAACAAGAGAACAAGTAGAAAGAAACAATAGGGTATTTGGATATTCTGTTATTATTTCAATAATTGTAGTTGCCATTGCATTAATAACATCAATAATAATTTAAAAATGAAATTAACAGAAGAACAAAAAAATCAGATCCTCAATCAATATGAGGGATTAAAAAACGATGAACAAACGTTAGGTGAAATACACGAAATAATTGTGGATTTTTGTTTGGACGAAGAAATTATTGACTTATCTGATGATGAGGATGGAGACTTGTATGAAGAGTTTTCAAATGAAGTTTGGGATTTATTAGAGACTATAAAATAATAAGATGATAGAAACAGGAAAAATAATAAACGGAGATTGCGTTGAGGTAATGAAAACATTACCCGAAGGATCTGTGGATTTAATTGTAACTTCTCCGCCATACGGTGTGGGTATAGCATATGATGTTCACGAGGATGATGTTGAATTTAATGAATACCTTGAGTTTGCCAAAAGTTGGTTAACTGAGGCTTATAAAGTATTAAAAGATGATGGTCGTATCGCCTTAAACATTCCTTATGAGATTAACAGACAAAAGAAAGGTGGTAGAATTTTCTTTGTTTCTGAGATGTGGCAAATCATGAAAGAGATTGGTTACGGGTTCTTTGGTATCGTAGATTTGGAAGAACAATCACCACACAGAAGTAAGACTACGGCTTGGGGTTCTTGGATGAGTCCATCAAGTCCGTATATTTATAATCCTAAGGAGTGTGTTATTTTGGCATATAAAAAACAACACATTAAGAAAGTTAAAGGTCAACCAGAATGGATGGGGGAATTAACAGAAATTGAAAATGAAGATGGAACAAAACGAAATAAAATGGTCTATGACGAGAACGATAAGAAAGAATTTATGGAACTTGTGTTTGGTCAGTGGAATTACTTTGCAGATACTAAATCACTCACCAAGGCGACCTTCTCAATGGACATCCCAACAAAAGCGATTAAGATATTGTCCTACAAGAACGATGTGATTTTGGATCCATTTGCTGGATCAGGAACTAGTTTGGTGGCTGCTGAGATATTGGATCGCAGATGGTTAGGAATTGAGTTATCGCCAAATTATGCTGACGTTGCAAGAGGGAGAGTACAACACTTTGTTGATGAGAAAAAACAAGTTAAGATAGAATATCAATAACATCACCCTTTCCAATACCGTATTTTTTACATTCACCGCCAGGTAATTCAAGGATCATATCTCCATTACCTGAGAAGTGTTCGCATTCATCAGAATGACAAGGCTTACAATTATGATGGATTTTTTTGATCTCACCGTTTTTAATAAAGATGATATCAAGGTTGGTAATACAATCTTTCATCCAAAATGAGTGAGGTCCGTCCTTCATTATAAATAACATTCCGTCAAAGGTATCGTCAAACTTTTTACCCATCATACCTTTTTGGGTGTCTTTTTCGGTGATTACCACTTTGACATTATAAATGTTATCATTTATTTTTATTTCCATATTTATAATTATCTATGAAAAAGTTTAGAAGAAGTGCTGGTGTTATATTAAAGCATGGTGACGAGGTTTTACTTTGTAAACGATCACCTGATGAGACAATGCCAAATGTATGGTCAATACCATCAGGAGGGATTGAAGAAGGTGAATCACCAGGTCAGGCTGCGATCAGAGAGTTCCATGAAGAAACTAATATTGAGATTGGAACAAATTTGGAACTTGTTGGAATGATAGATAAGTTTAACGATGATGGAACCAAAAGAGGAATAATGTTTGTATTCTCTCAAGAGAGTAAGGATAAGAAACAACCGGACTTAGAGAAGGCAACACACGGACACGAACACACCGAATGTAGATACTTCAAGGTAGATGAAATGCCAAAACAAAAAGAAAACCAAGAATTATATAAAATCATAAAAAAAGTTATGAAATAGTTTTTTAGTTAGGAAAGATTTATTACATTTGTAGAAATAAATCACATATGACAAAGACAACATTCAATATCAAGATTATGAACGAGAAGTTCGGAACGTTACTTTCTGAGACTTTCGTTGACCCAATTCAATTCAAAATATTCTTAAAGATGGTTGATGGGGCCTTGAATCTTAATGTTGATTTGTCGTATTACGATGGTGATACGTTCTTAGTTCACATTCCTAATAAAATTTTAAAGGAATCTGTAGTGATTACTGGAACAGAACAAGTATCTTTGTCAGAACAAGTTAGAAACAAAATTGAAACCTTAGTATCGTAATTATGAAAAATGTATTGTATCTCGTATTATTTGTGTTGTCATTAACGTCTTGTACTAAACAGGATTTTACGTCTCAACAACCATTACCACCACAACCAATCGTGACCGACTCAACTTTTGTTGATAATGCGTTTAGTTTGAAGAATACAACATGGGTAATTACTAAAGTGTTAAATACTCAAATGAATGACGACCCAAGATCTGACACCCTTAAATTCATTAGTAATACCATTTACTCATTCAATGGTGTCCAAGCGACCTATAGTATTTACTCAACACCATCAGGTTATAAGTTAAATTTGAATAATACTCAGTGGGGTCACATCTGTGGAAGTTTAGTTGAATATAACTTAACTAGCGGAAAAATTGAAAGTAACCAATTTAACGATGTCTTTACTGGAGACTTTGCGGTTAAGATTTGGATGTATAAACAATAGTTTCTTTGTTTGTGTCTTTAAAACAAAGTGGTGGAGAGTTGACATATTCAATGTCGGCCCAAAATAAAGGTGAGGTAATACTCACCTTTTTTTATTTTCGTTATATTTATATAATAAAAATTCTAATATGAAAAGCAAATTATTTTTAGAAGAGGGTGAAATATCAAGAATCCTTAATATGCACAAAAAGGCAATCCAAGAACAAATCAATGTTAACGGCGACGAAGTAGAAACTAATAAAGTCCAAATGGATGAGGAATTACGTGGTGGAAACGGTGCGGAACAAAAGGGAATTAGAATGGTCGGAGATAAAACTGAAGTGACATTAAATGCTGATGTTAGTCTTGAGGGTTCAAATGGTGGTAGTGAGTTAAAAATATTTAAAGGTGCAATATTAAAAGGTATACCTGGTAAATCACAACTTAAATCAGATGGTAAAATTGCGGCACAATATGTTGATACATTAACCGGAGCAGCCGGAACCTCAACAAATAATAGGGCGGTTGTGTATTATAATTGTAAATCAGGAAAACTTAGAACTGAGGGTAATACAAATGACTATTATGCGGGTATATTTGATTATTCAGTTGGGCAAAAAACATTTTATCCTGAGATGGCATTTAAAGGAATGTTAACAGCTGTTTGTTACAATAACGCAAAGACTTCGGCGAAAGATACGGAAAATAACGCAGGTGGTGGAGGAGCCACTATAAAATCAAAATGTCCAAAACTTGAAAAGACTTATTTAGATAAGGGTTATGTGATGATTACACAAAAAAGATATCAAGAACTTGCAAATGATAAAACAAGAGTAAGAAAATACAAATGGTGTCCTATTAGTAAAACTAATCTTTATTTCGCTAAAGTAGTTGGTGGTGGATCAGGTGGTGGAGGAAAAGTCGGTGGTGGATCAGGTGGCGGTGGATCACTACCGTTTGAGTACAATGAGGTTATGACAGCGATAAATACTAAATGTCCTGCGACTGCCGGAGGTGGTAGCTCTACGGGTACGGGAATTGATGTTGACCTTGATTCACAAAAAGAGATACCGACACCTAAAATGCCTACGGAGGTTTATAATGGATTATAATAAAAAAAATATAATAGATATGAGCAAAATTAAAATAACACAACAACAAATGAGAAAACTACAAGAATCGCTTAACGAAAGTGTTATTGTAGAACAAACAAAAGATCAAGTGGTTGAAATTCAAAACAGATTAAATTCCTGTTTTTCGGCGGGTTTAACGGTTGATGGAATTGCTGGTAAAAATACAAGAGCTGCAATTGAAAAATTCACCGATTATAGATTTTCTTAATTGATGATAAAACATTGATAAGGGAGATTAGTCTCCCTTTTTTTGTGCTTATAAATTAACCGATATTTGCTCCACTAACATCTTTAATTTCAAGATCAGGGAAAAGACCATTAAAGTAATCGTACACTGCGTTCCTCAAATGTCTTGATACTATATGATAAGGAATTACTTCCTCCATTTCACGGTCAACAGAATAATCATAATATAAATCCTTAGAATTTTTTCTGTACACAAATAACGGTTGACCCTCCGAATCCATTAGGTATATTGAATTATGGGCCTCTCCCCAAGACTTAACACCTTGTTTCAACATATTAATAAACATATTTTTATACTTTGGGTATTCATCGGCATATTCGGCATCCCAACGATTTCTTTTAAAAGTTTCGCTTAATAATATGAGTTGATGTTCGTTGATTATAATTTTCATATATTGATAAATATTATCAAAATGTTTATTATATTTGTACTATGGAAAAAATGATATATTTAGTTAGAGGAATACCGGGAAGTGGTAAATCTACATTTGCAAAACAATTAACCCCAAATGTATTTGAAGCTGACCATTATTTTTATGATAATGACGATAACTACAATTTTATTGCGTCTGAAATAAAAGAGGCTCATAAAGAGTGTCAACAATATGTTGGATATGCTATGGAGTCAAACACACCAAAAATTGCAGTATCAAACACATTCACACAAGAGTGGGAACTTCAACCATATTATGAATTGGCAATTAAGTATGGTTATTACGTGACATCTATTATTGTGGAAAATAGACATGGTAGTGTAAACGAACACGGAGTCCCTGAGGACAAAATTGAGATTATGAAAAATAGATTTGAAATAAAATTATAATGAAATTTGATAAAATATTAACTAGTGGTGTTGTTTGGATAACTTCAGACACACACTACAACCATAAAAACATATGTAGAGGTGTTACTAATTGGAGAACAAAAGATGGTGATGTTCCTGATTGGAGTACACGAGACTTTCCAACATTGGATGTGATGAACTCTGCATTGGTAGATAATATCAACTCAAAAGTTGGTCAGGATGATACCTTAATTATGTTGGGTGATGTATCGTTTGGTGGATTTGAAAACATTGGAATTTTCTTGAACAGACTGGTATGTAAAAACATTCACTTGGTTCTTGGAAATCACGATCACCACATTAGAAACAACAGAGATAACATCAAAGATATGTTCTTATCTGTTAGTGATTACTTACAGGTTAATGTTGTTGGTGCTGACTTTGTGATGACTCACTACCCATTTGAAAGTTGGAATGGTCTTAACAAAGGTGTTATTCACCTTCACGGACACGTTCACTTACCTATGAATAGAAAGTGGGGTAAAGGAAAACGTTTGGATGTTGGTGTGGACGGTAATAACTTATATCCGTATAGTTTAACAGAGATTGTTCACATGATGGATAAACGAGAGATTGCGTCTCAAATGGATGACGACCATCATTTAGATGATATAGATGGAGTTGTAGGTTAAATTACAACTCCAATATATTTATTAGTATGAAAAATATTCTTATTACCGAAAATCAATTAAAGTTTATTAGTGAAGCCTTAGGGGTCCCTAATACTGTCTTGGATGCTGCTCAAATATTATATGATTTAGTTGAACGAGACATAAAATCAATAAACACTGTTGAAGATAAATATAATTTTGAGGGTGATTTTGATTTTGTGTTGGGGGATAAGAAAAAAATCAAAATTGATTCTTACGAACTTGAAGTAGAAATAGAAAAAATAGAAGGTCGCGGAGATGGAGTGTTAGATATCATGTCAATGGGAATGGGTGCAGGGTTTTCATTTAATAGAGATGTCTACATGAAAGAAACTGAAACATCAACAACTTTGGAATTAACAATAACTTTCGCTGTTGGTGAAAATTGGGAACCTTCAGGGCTTATTGAAAAAATGGAAGAAGACAAAGATGCTCAAATTGCGTCTTTGGCTCACGAGATAAAACACAAATACGATAAACAATCCAAAAAGTTCGGTTTGATTGGTCCTGACGCAACATATCAAGCCACTCAAAGAAGAGGTAGTTTAGGTATACCTGCGTTAGATAGAGTTTTCTTTAGGTACTTGTATTACATACATGGGGTTGAAAATCTTGTTAGACCTGTTGAGGTTGCATCTTCAATGAGAAGTAAAAATATTACAAAATCACAATTTTTAAATTTTTTACAAAACAATAGAGTGTTTAAAGAATTAGTTGATATCAAGAATTTTACATTTGAAGATTTTATCAATCAATTGAAAGAAAATGAAGATAGGTTGGATGCTCTTATTGAATATATAGATGAAGATCCGTCAAACATGACTTTAGATGAAAAAATAAATAGAGTGTTGGAAGTTGCTTACATTGACTTGGTTAATAACAGAATGGAAATTTTTGTTCAAATGACCGACCATCATATGGATGATATGTTAAAATTTGGAATGCAACTTGGGGTTTTACCACCACACTTGGAAGATAAAGTTAAAGAATTAGAAAAAACAGATGAGGTTAGAAAAAAATTCTTATCGTATGTTATGAAATATGAAAAGAACCCAACCAAATTTTTTGAGGATGAGATAGAAAACTTCCAATATATTGCAAACAAAATGTTAAAGAAAATATCTAAATTATATGCCATGGCAAAAGATGATAATCAACCTGTTAGTGAATCAATTATCAATTGGGAACTACACCAAAAACTAATGGAAAAAAAATACGGTAAAAGAAAAATAGAAACCGAATTTAAATTCAAAAAATAGTAGTCAAATCTAATTTTATTTATTATCTTTGTTTCCATGTGGACAACTAAAGAAACTAAAAGAGAATATCGTGGTGTTGAGATCGTCAAGTATGAAGGATCCAAGATGAAGGATATTTTCCGAAAAAAAGACCCAAGAACATTTCAAAGTGGTGATAGTAAGTACACTAAATGGCATTCGTATGAAACTACCATTGATGGTGTAAAATATGATTTTGACAAGTTGAAAGACGTGAAAGAATTCATTGACTCCAAATTGAAATGAAAAAACCTTGTAAAGAATGTCCCCACTCCATTCGTAATCGTCACAACGATATGATTGTTGATTTCGGTCGTAGAACTGGTAAACAACATAATTGTCATATGACGGATGGTGTAAAAGATTTGTGGAATGTTACTGATAAAAAATTAGAATGTTATGGCAGCAAAAAAGATAGAAACTAAATTTGGATCATATATGGAAAGAGAAAATGACCCTACAAAATTGACTGGTGATAAAATCAAGGTCTTTGTGGAAAGATTAAAAAAACTTGGAATTGAAGTTAAACTTCAGGGTAACTTTCCTTGGGTTTATATTGATGAAATCTGTGGTATCAAAGTGAAAGAGAGGTTATATGGTAATCACGGTTTTACTTTGATATTCTTACCGGGTCGGACTGATAGTCCACCATCAGAGTTTACGGATATCACTGAGACCTTCAAACTTATACGAAAATATAACAGAGAGGCTCTTTTAGTAAAAATGATGAACGATTCTCAAAAAGACGGATTGTATGATGTTGAATGAGTTAAGGGTGGGTAGTATTGTAACCCACCCACTTTTTGGTACACCTACGAGTGTTAAAGCGATTGCCTTTAACGGACTATACATAGGGACCAAAGATGGTTTACCTCTTCATATTGACGACTTCAACCCGGTTAAATTAACTGATGAGGTTTTGGAGTTACTTCATTTTGTTAAGATGAAAGACACCGCACCTGGTATTGGTGAGTTTGATTGGTGGGAGACGGATGATATATCGTTAACTCATATACATAAAGGTTTGTATGGTGTTCAAGGATTGAGTGGTATTAAACCGATGAGACATGTTCACGAATTACAAAATTCGTATTTTGTGATCACAGGAAAAGAATTAGATACAATAAATTTATTAAATTTGTAAAAATGGCGAAGAAAAAAATATATCTAGATGACGTTCGTACACCGGCAGATCCAAGTTGGATAGTTGTTCGTTCTTACGATGAGTTCGTTCAAAAGATCAATACAATTGGTTTAGAGAACATTGAACTAATATCTTTGGATCACGACTTAGGTGATAGTGCGATGAAAGAGTGGCATTACGGAGTTGTAAAAAACTACACAATCAATTACGATAACATTACCGAAAAAACTGGTATGGATTGTACTAAATGGTTAGTGAATCAATGGTTAGATGGTAAACCTGTAGTTGAGGTTGTTGTCCATTCCGCAAATGCTGTTGGTAGTGGTAATATGATGGGTTACATCAACAATTACCTACACTTAAATAGAATGGAACAAAATTGTATAAGAGTTAAAATTGAACACACAGTATAAAAAAATAGTTATGGAATTAGAAAAATTTGAACAGGCAAAAAAAGTAAAAGAAAATCTTGATAGGTTGGAAAGACAGAAGTATAAATTGGAATCCGCATTAGAATCTTGTTCTTTAAATGTGACGATTGAATTTAACCCATCAAAGGTATTTCTTACAAGAAAAGATGAGGTTAGTGTTTATAACAAAGGTGCTATTAAAGAAATGATATCTAAAGAACTTGAAAGGTTGGATGAAGAAATAAAGTTAGTTAAAGAAGAATTTGAAAAAGTGTAAGAAATGGAAAATTTAAATAGTGTATGTTATGTTGGACGTATCGGGGAGATCCGACCAATAGAAGGGGCAGATAACATAGAGTTGGCTATCGTTAATGGATGGCATGCCATTACAAAAAAAGGTCAACATAATGTTGGCGAACAAGTAATAATTGCAACAACCGATGCGGTTATTCCTTTGTCAATATCTGACGATCTTGGCGTAACAGGTTACCTTCGTAAAGGTCAACGAGTTAGAACCGTGAAACTTCGTGGAGTATACTCAGAATGTTTGATTATGCCTATGGACTTACTTGTCTTTATTGAGAATATCAATGACGGTGATGATATGATGGAAACATTGGGTGTTGTTAAATACGAACCACCAGTTAAAATGGTTGAGATGAGTGTTGGGGGTAGAAAATTCAAATACCACCAAAACCCTAACTTCCATATCTACTACAAGTTTCCTAACTTGAAGAATGCGCCTGAAATGTTCAACGAGGAAGATATCGTCACTATCACTCGTAAACTTCACGGAACAAATGCTCGTTACGGTGTTGTTAAAAAGAAAAGTTTATCCTTGTGGGATCAAGTTAGAAAATTCTTTGGGGTTAAATGGGTTGGGTATGAGTATGTTTACGGATCTCACAATGTGGAAAAAGGATCTGATTCACAAGGGTTTTATTCTACCGATGTGTGGGGAACCATTGCGGATAACTACGAAATCAAATCTAAACTTTGGAAGTTTGTGAAAACATTTGCGTCTGAAGAGTATTTGGGTGATGGTTTGATAATCTACGGTGAGATCTACGGGCATGGAATCCAAAAGAATTACGACTACGGACTTGAGGGTCTAAGGTTTGCTGGTTTTGATGTTGAATTAAATGGTAAATACTTACCATACCACGATGAGAAAAATATCTTTGAGATATTAGACTTACCAAGAGTTCCTATTCTTTATTTAGGGCCATGGTCTAAAACAGAACAAGATAAACATGTGTTTAATAATATGATTTTAGGAACTAAAGTTCCACACGAAGGTGTTGTTGTTAAACATATTGATGGTGAGCGTCACAAAGTTGGTAAAGTGATCAATCCTGATTACTCAATATATGGTGAAAAAAATAATGTGGGTGACTCCCATTAACTTGATGGGGTCACTTTTTTTTGTTAATATTATTAAAAATTATAATGGGTAGAGATAAAGATATTGTCTATGGTGTTTACGATAAGACAAGAGGAGTTGGAGGATGTGATGATTACTTCGGATACTTCAAAAAAGAGCACGACGCAAAAACAGAATTAAAAATACAATACGAGTATATTAAACGTAAAAGGCCTGATGACAAGATAACACTAAAGGATGATAGAGTTATGATTACCAAAGGTGAGAAAGAAGAAATATTAATTATAATACACCCAATTTTATTAAGATGACGAAACAGGAAGTTTATGTAAGGATGGCAAATGAGAGTGTTTATTATAATAAAATAATGGTAAACCCTGAAAAATTTGAAAACCCACACTTTATTGGTGAGGAAGTATTTTGTACGATAGACGGAATTAGAGTTGCAATTAAAAAGGAAGATTGGAATACATTAAGAGAAAACACAAAACAAGAACAATTTTAATATATGGATATGCGTGAAGACAAAATTGAGGACTACATTAAAGAATTAAAAATGAATGAATATTTGGAAATACCAAGAGATGAATATCTTGAATCTAATGAACCTGTTACTTCGGCATCACCAACATGTTGGGGGACATTACCTGATGAAGAGTTTATACCGGCATTTGAATCAGTACCACAGGTACCGGCAGGTATCTATGAGATTAAATGGAACCGAGACGCTCAGAAACACACGTTAAAGAAACAACCATTCAAGACCGATGAGTTGTATCAGTTACCATCATACGAGATTATGGATATCCTAAAAGACATTAAAAACTTTTGGGATCGTAAGGACAAATACAAAGAGTATAATTTTATTCATAAACGAGGGATACTTATGTATGGAGAACCGGGTTGTGGTAAATCAGGGATAATCCAACTAATTGCAAAAGATTTGATTGAACAAGATGGGATTATATTAAACATTAAAGATGCTGATGATGTTGAACATTTTATTGAATTCATTACCACATTTAGAAAGATTGAAAAGACAAGACCATTAATTGTATTGTTAGAGGATATTGACTCAATTGCCGGTGAGAATAACCACTCAACAAGTAAGTTATTAAACATTTTGGATGGTGTTAAACAGATTGAAGGTGTTGTATATATTGCAACTACTAACTACCCTGAGAAACTACAAGATCGTATAACAAACAGACCATCTCGTTTTGATAGACGATATAAAGTTGAATTACCTAATGATGAAATTAGAAGAGCATACATTCATCACAAATTAAAAGATGAGGACCTTAAAGGTGTTGATGTTGAAATGTGGGTAAAAGAGACTGAAGGAATGTCTTTATCTCACTTGAAAGAGGTCGTTATTTCAACTATCGTTATGGGAAGAACATTTGAAGAAACGATGGATAATTTGGAAGGTATGAAAAAATCACCCACCATTAAAGGATCTGGAACAATGGGTTTTGGACGATAAAATTATAAAATAGGAAATGAAAAAAATTAGTTTAATTATTGGGTTAATAGTATTAACAAGTTGTAAGACAAGTAAAACTAACTGCGATGCGTATGGTTCATACGAAATCCAAAACGGATCAACAATCATTAAAGTGGATCATTGTCATATAGAATCAGAACAATATTGTTTTTATTCAATTGATACAGTCCACTTGACGAAATAAAAAACATTACTTATAGTTTCATACACAAAACATTTATTATGAATATTAAACAAGCACTTAAATTAAAGAACAAATTGATTAAATCAATTTCGGATAATACAAAATTACTTCAACAATATAATACGGTTGAGGTTGGTAACCCAAGACCATACTCATCAACGGTATTGATGGTTGAGATCAGTAAGGCAACAGATGAGTTGATTGCTTTGAAATCTAAAATTCATAGAGCAAACGCTCCGATGTTTGAAAAGATTTTTGAAATGTCTGAGTTGAAATCGGCAATCAAAGGACTTCAAAAGTTAGATTGTACGGAAGGTAAATCAAACCGAGAACGTTTCCGAATGGAAAGTGAACTAGTTTTAACTTCTGAGATTTCATTGGTTGTTAGAAATAATAAGATCAAAAACTTAGAAGAAAGAATTGAATATCTCCAAGACGAAATGGACGTGTTCAATTCAAATACAGAAATATAATTTGAGGATAGGGTTAGACTTATATCGTGTTACTTTCAAGAACCGACTGGTTAGGTGAATGATTCTGATAATGTAATAGTCCCAAACTCAACGATCAACTTTTGAAACTTCATTATACTTAAACTTTAAACTTCTATTTTATTTACGATGTTTAATCTTTGAATCAAATTATATGAGACCCCCACGATCAATGTGGGGGTTTTTTTTATTTAACAAAGTATTTATTAATAAAAATAATAATATGAAAAAAGTTGTAAGACTGACCGAGTCTGAATTAGTTAGAATGGTTAGAAAAATAGTTAAAGAAAACGAAGAAGAATGGATTGATACCGCTTCTGATATGGAAGGGGAGTCTGATTATGGTGATATGCATGTAGAAGAAAAGGCAATGAATGATGTCGCTGACATAACATCATCATTAAGTCATGGTGAAAAACATTTGTTAAAGAATTATTTGAAAAATGTTGATCCAGAAGACTTTAAAGATATGGTAAGAGATGAGATTGAAGCAAGTGAAGAAATGGGTGCAATTACCGAAGAAGATGCTGATGATATTGGAATGAGTGATGAGGAATTTCACATTAGAAAAATTATTGATAAAATCATTGGTAAAGTTGGAGTTGGAACTACTTTAGGTATTATTCCGGCAATGATGTTTGTTAGTGGTGGTATGGCTGTTGGCCTTGGTTTAACTGCTTTGGCAGCTCATTTATTGAGAGATGCTGCTTGGTATAAGAAAGAAGATAGTAAAGGTGCTATGCCAGGGTCAGGTATTAAAGGTGGCGGAATTTATGATAAAGCCGCAGCGAAAGCAAGAAAAGAATATTACTAATATTAAAAAATAGATAAAACCCCACTCCTTGAGGGTGGGCATTTAGGACCGTTGTCTGTTAAGGCAACAAATTAAAAGGGGAATTCGCTACTCCCCTTTTTTTATTTAATTATTTTACCTATCTTTGTATTATGTTAATTGGGATTTTTTTTATATTTGCAGTAATAGTAATTGGTGTTATGGGAAAACACGGAAAACACTTTAAGAAATGAAAGTATTATTTTTAGATAACGATGGTGTAATATGTCTCTCCAACAATTGGGGTGAACGAGCAAAGAAATGGGCGAATTTCAAAAGAGATAATCCAGATTCGGATGCAACGTTTGAGAATAAACCAATCCAATGCCGATTTGATGACTTTGACGATAAGGCGGTTAAGGTATTAAATGAGATACTTGAAGAAACAGGTGCTGAGATCGTTGTAAGTTCTGATTGGAGACTACATGCGAATTTGGAGGAACTTGGTGATTACTACGAGAGTCAAGGTATTGTCAAACGACCTATCGCAGTTACAGATCAATTCAAAGACATGTATCCATCCGAATGGTCAGGTGGTTTTAGATTTCGTGCTGATTTAGAGTTAGAGAGAAGTTATGAGATAAAAGATTGGTTGGAGGGACATCCTGAAGTAACTCATTGGGTTGCGGTTGATGACTTGAACATGAGTGTTGAGTTTTTGGGTGAAAGATTTTCATCTAAAGATGAAACTGAGAAGAATCCTGGTCTAACCAATTTCGTATTGACACCACGATCAAGAGAAGGAATAAAACAAAGTGGGGTTAAAGAAAAGGTTATAAAATTTTTAACAGATGAAGAACATACGACAAATATTTAAGACTAATACGTCTCTTATGGGTCATCCTGAAGTCCAAGAACTAATTGACTATTGTGTTGAGTTGGAGGGTAATGTGGTTGAAAAAAAAATTGACGATACTTATAATAAAGAAGAGATTTACCATCAAATCTTAAAAGATATTTACGAAAGTTGTGATAAAACTTTAGAAGACGATCAGTTAGCTGAGAGGTTCAAAGAGATACCAAGAGTAGATTTCAAAAGTGCGGTGGTAAACCTTAGAAAATATATGAGAAACGTATCAACATTATACGGATTTACTCTATGAAAAAAATTGAACTAATAGAAAATTGTTTTGGTCCTGATGTTAGGATAGATGACGAAAGCCTTTTTGTCCACGAATACGATAATCGTAACCCCCAACTTATTTCCGATCTTAAATCCCAAGTTTTTGATAAACTCAAAGACATTGAGGATAAGATGAGTATGGATGATTGGACAAAACTAATTGAGATAATTGTTGATAGATCTGACGACTATGAACAAGATGAAGAGAATTCATTACCATTTGAGTCGTGTGAACAATGTGGTAATTGGAATCATACATACATATATATAAAAAAAGAAAATGACACAGAAAGTTAAATTGATTATGGTTGATGAGAGACCATATGTAGTATCTTTAGAGAAGATAGAACTTGGCGATAAAGCCATTGTAACGGTGGGAGGACAATACCCATCAATCGTTGAATGTCAAAATGAGACGGTATTAAATTTGTTGACAGAATCAAAGTTGTCTTTGACCCAGTCGTTTAAGATTTTTATGGAACCTGAGTACGTTAAGTTCACGGGAGAACAGATTGAAAAGATCCTTGAGAACGACGGACTAATGGATGTTATCCTTGAGGATGGTGTGTACAAATATACGTTATAATGTTGTCTGAAACATACGTACATATATATGGTTTAGGTACGGTAATAGTAATATTATTTGGATACCTGTTGCGTAAATACTTAAGAAAAAATAATTAAAATGGAAGGGTATAGTAAAGAGGAGTATAATAAAATGTTAATTGAAATACTTGATAGATCAATTGAGTTAGGTAATCAATCTATTGTTATGAGTCTTTTTATTTTTGTTGAATCAATGTTGTTATTTTTTAACTACATTAAATTAGATGCGTTTTACATAATAACAATTGCATTGGCTATGATAAAATATTCGTACAATAACCATAAAATTAAATTAAATGACATTGCAATTCAATATATAATAGACCTTAGGGATAAGGAAAACACATAAACTTGTAATTAAATTAACAATGAAAAGAACACTTGATCTACATGGAATTAAACACTCAGAAGTTTCACGAATTATTGATCAGTTCTTGTGGGAACAGATCCAAAAGAAATCAACTTCGGTTGAGATAATAACAGGGAATAGTAATACAATGAAAGAAATTGTAAAAAAATCCCTAACCGATTATGACTTTGATTCATATGTGGAAGTTTATAATCAAGGTAAAATTATTGTAAGACTTATTTAAAAAAATATCTATCCCCCGGTTGAATAAGTCGGGGGTTTTTTGTATCTTTAATCTATGTTAGAAGTAGAAGGCAAAACATTTCATAAATTTGTGGAGATAAAGAACTATAGAACTAGTTTATATCTCAATTATTGTGATATAAATCAAAAAGATAGAAATATCTTAGGTTTGTATGTTGAGACAAAACAGAAAGACAAGTTCTTTTCTGATGCTCAATTCTATAATGAAGATGCTTTTGTTAAACATTTTGGGGATACATTTGCATCAGTCCATTTTGATAGACAAAGATTGTTTATAGAAGAAGGGGATGATAAAATATCAATTAAGTTCCAATTTTACCGAAAAACTAGAAAAGTAGGTGGTAGGTACTTTACAGAAAGAAAGGTCACAAACTACCTCACCTTTAACTTCAAAAAGAAAATGTTTTATTCTGGAACATTCTCAACAAAAAAGAAACAAGTTATTGGAAGAAGTATGAAAGTGAATCCAACATACTTCGCTATAGAAACTTTTTTAAGAAACATTAGAATTGAAAATAGTGTTGCTGTGGACCAGTACCTTTATTTTTTCTTAGAAAAGATTTGGGATAGAATGGGAATTGAAAATCCACAAAACTTTCAGTGGGATTGTATGAGATCGTTTTATAGTTTAACTTACTATTTGGTTAATGGTATTAAAATCCCAAACAATTGGAGAAAATTCACAGGTACATTCTTTTCTAAAAAAGAA